AACAATCAGAGTATTAACACTGTGAAGAGCTGGAGAAAAAGAGAAGGCTGGAAAAAAAAACAGATAAATGCACCCTTAACTAATGCACCCCCTAAAAAGAAAATTGCACCCCCAAAGCAAAAGGGTGCAAATAATAAAGAAACCCAGATAAAAGCGGACATAATTAATAATGTTCCCAAAGAAGAAATTTTGGAAAAACATGGAATAAAAAAGAGTACTTATTATAACAAAGCAAAAAGTATTAGACAACTAAGAAAAGAACGTACAGAAAAGTATCTTGAACAAATAGCTGATGAAGTTTATAAAGGCGAATTATACAGGATACTAAAAGGGACAGAAACCGCAAAAGCAAATTTGGTAGTAAGAGCAACCAAAGAAATAAATTCACAAGAAATGGATACTAAAAAAGTACAAGAATACGAAAAAGCATACACAACTATTAAAAAAATGGGAAATGATTTAATGCGAACTGGAAAAATGCTGACTGCTTATGAAGTGCTAGAGATTGATAGACAGCTTGCTGAAGAAGAAATATCCAGAGAGAAATTAGAAATTGAAAAGACTAAAATTAAAAAAGATGATACTAAGGATTTGGAAAAAGAAAACGAAATGATTGAGCTGTTAAGAAATATAACAGAAAAGGTTGAAAAAGATGAATGATTTGACTCCTAAACAGTATGAAGTATTGAAAATATTTAATAAAGAACAGCCAAGAATAACAATTCTGACAGGAGCAAAAAGAAGCGGAAAAACGTTTTTAAATAATTTTCTGATGTTATCTCATATTGCAAAATTAGCCAATCAAAATCTTAATTTCATCATAATTGGAGCAACAAGTGGAAGTATCTGGAGAAACGTTTTAAATGATTGGGAAACAATGCTAGGAAAACAATTTAAGCCAAAAAAAGATGGAAGTTTCAAATTATTTGGAAACAATATTTATTTATTCGGCGGAGAAAAGGCAGACAGCTGGAAAAAAATGAGAGGGATGACTTCTCACGGTACTTATATAAATGAAGCAACAGCACTACATCAAACTTTTATTACTGAAGCGTTTTCAAGAACATCAGGGGAAGGTGCAAAGATATTTATTGATACCAATCCTGACAATCCCGCTCACTTTGTTAAAAAAGATTATATTGACAATGCTGGAGATAGATTAGAAAATGGCAGACTAAATATTTTAGTTAGCAATTTCAAGCTAGATGATAACGTTTTTCTTAACAAGGAATATGTGGATTCTATTAAAAAGACAACTCCACGTGGAGCAACTTATGATAGAGATGTTTTAGGATTGTGGGTTGCACAGGAAGGTGTTGTGTTTGCAGATTTTTTGGAAAAAGAAAACGTAATTGAAAATATAGATAATGTTGAAATAAAAGAATATTACATCGGAGTTGACTGGGGATTTGAGCATTACGGAACTTTAGTAGTTGTCGGAGTTGATTTTGAAGATAATTATTATATTGTCGAAGTTATAGCGAAACAGCACAAGTATTTTGACTACTGGAAAATGCTTATTTTACAGAAATATAAGGAGTATCAAGTATCAAGAGTGTTTTGTGATAGTGCTAGAACTGAATATGTGCAAGGATTATTAGATTTCGGAATAAATGCTGAAAATGCAAAAAAAGATGTAAAAGAAGGTATTGATTTAGTTGGAGCAATGTATAAAAGAAATACACTAAAGATTACAGAAAAAGCATTTAAAGGAAAGTTTGAAGATGAAATTTATTCTTATGTGTGGGGAAAAAATGATGAGCCAGTTAAGGAAAATGATGATGTAATGGATGCAGTAAGATATGTTTTATATAGCTTGAAAAAAGATGAAGGCGGAATTGCTTATTTATATTAGGAAGGAGGGCTAATGACTAGAGAAGAAAGAACAAGAATTAAAACTTATTATGATAGGGAACAATATAGTAAATCAAATTTAAGTAAGAATATGCCAGGACTGTTTGATGGAACTGTGGAAATATTTAATCCGATTCGAGATATTGTAAAGGCTCTATCAAATACAGCTTTAAAAGATTTAGGAATAGAAAACGATAAACTAAAAGAAATTTGGGAAATTAATCAAATGACTACTTTCAGTAAAAAGATTGCTAAAGAAATGTATTTGAATGAAGAAGTATTTGTTGAGGTTATATTAACTCCAGATGAGCAAATTAGGTATATTTTACATAATGTAGACGATATCGAATACACGGAAGTTTTTGGAGAAATTAAGAAATTTAAAGTTGAAGGAGAACAAGTTTATTTCGATGAAAACGGAGAAGAGCAAAGCAGAGAGTATTCTAGAGAATATATAAAACTTGATACTGGAACTGTTAAAAGAACCGAAAAAATAGACAACGAGACAGTTGAAACACCTTTTATTTTGAATAAAATTCCTGTTTCAAAATTTAAAAACGATAGCAATATTATAGAAGCATTGAATATTATAGACAAAATTAACGAAACTGAATGTTATATCGGGAGAATATTTGGAATACACGGAGACCCTTGGCTGCATGCAAACGGAGTAAAACAATTTGCAGATGTTAATTCTAGTAATTCAAAAATTAAAAAGAACGCACAACTTTTGGAAGAGGCTAGATACAAAAATAAAAGAATTGTCAATACCCAAAATTCAAAAGAAATGGAAGCTAGTTTTAAATATATCGAATTGACAAATCCGTTAATCGGTGAAATGCAAAACGATATAGCAAGATTAGAAAAAAGATTATCAAACTTATTCCCTGAATATCTTTTAGTAGATACGGCAACTCAAAATGTCAGCGAGGAAACTTATTTATTAAAGAATAATGGACTTAAAACGAAAGTGGCAAGTTTTAGAGAGGATTTTATAAAAAGTTTATTAGAGTTAGATAAAATTGCATTGGAATTGTCAGGAAGTTCAGATGAATTAACTGAAAATAATTATACATATTTTGATACATTTATGGAAAATGAAAAGAGTTCTAAATTAACAACTTTATCATTAGCTCTTGATGTAATAAGCAAGGCGAAAGATATTGATGAAGAATATAAACTTAAAAAATTAATAGAAAAAGTGACAGATGACACTTTACAAGATTTGAGTGGTTTGTATGATTAAGATAGATTTCAAGTGGGATCATAAAACAGAAAAAAGATTGTTTGCTTTTTTTAGAAGAACAGCGTTTTCTATATTTAGTGGCAAAAAAACAGATATTGATTATTCAAACTTGATGAAAATATTTGTTAATTACAGCATTTCTTATGAGAAAAAATTTAAGAAAGTGAAAAATATAGATGTTAAAAAGCATACAGAAATAGCAGTAAAACAGATAAAAGAAATAAAAGACTGGCAAAATAATTTAAATAATTATATTGAAGAAAACAAGGAAAAAACTGATTTAAAAGATAAATTGAGGAATAACGCTAAATTTAGAGCTAGAAATATGCTTGGTAATTATTATAAAGACTTCTTGAAAGAAATAGTTTCAAGTGAAAGCGAATATTTCGAGTGGAATACAATGGGAGACGAACGTGTCAGACCAACACATGAAGCAAGAGATGGAGTTGTCTATAATTGGGATAATGCTGAAATAGTTCCAGGTGAAGAACCAGGATGCAGGTGTTGGGCTACTGTTTATTTTCCAGATTCAAAAGAGGAAATCAAAAATATAAATCAAAATTCTTGAGAGTTGAAAGATTACGAATCATTTTATGAGTTGTTTGATATCAAATCTCAAAAATTTATAGAGTATCAATACTGTAAATCATTTTATGAGTTACAGCAAATAATCTAAAAAACAAGGAGAAATAAAAAAATGAGAAATTTTAAACGAATGGAATTGTATTATGATGAGCCTGGAGAAGGTAAGGGTAATGGAGAAGGAGCTGGTACAAGTGGAAATGAGCCAACACTTGATGACTTGAAAGCTAAAATTGAAAACTTTGAAAAAATCCAAGCTGAAAAAGACAAGGAAATTAATTCCTTGAAATCACAACTTGGACACAGCAATAAACAGCTTGAAGAATTTCAAAAACATGGAAAAACTGCTGAAGAATTGGCAAATTTGGAGAAAGAAAAAATTGAAAAAGAGCTTGCTGAAACGAAGCAGCAACTAAATCTAACGATATTAAAGACTAGAAAAAACGAGTTGGTAACAGAGTTAAAAATTAGTCCACAGTTTGCTGATTTAGTCCAAATTACACCAGAAATGTCAATTGAAAGTCTTGAATTAGCAGTTAAGAATGTAGCTGCTAAAGAAAAAGAGTTTACAACAGATTTCTTGAAAAAGAACTCTATAACAAACGGAGGATTCAATCCAAAGGATAAAAAGAAAGATGAAAAAGATTTTGTTGACAGAATGATAGAGAAAAACAAAAACAATGAAACAGATCTTACAAAATTTTAGGAGGTTGAGATGTTAAAAAGAACAGTAATGCACAAAGAAAAATTGAATGTGCAAGTGAAAATATTAAAATCAGATTTTGCTAATTACATTTACAAAGACAAAAATACCAATAAAGAGTATTTGTTGGCAGGAACACTTGTTAAAGCAAAAAATGGAGAAGATTTAAGAGAAATAGGAGCGTTTGTAATGCCAACAGGAACAGGAACACAGGCGGAAGCTGTGTTGTTGCATGATGTTGAGTTTAAATATTACAACGATAATGAGCAAGCAACGGTTTCACTTGAAGGAGTTGTGTATTTAGATAAATTAATTGCAGTAGGAAAAGAACATCCTACACCAATTACTGTTACAAAAGCGGAGTTACCAGCAGGGATAACTTACATTTATAAGGATAGAAAATAGGAGGTTAAGAAATGCCAATGAATTTAACAGATTTATTAAACGCAAAAAGTTTAAATAAGTATTACGCAGGAGTAAAAGGAACTACGTTAGTAGAAGCAATGTTTCCGGCTGTATTTTCGAATACGTTTGATATAAATACATTTGGAAGTTTAGACGGTGGAGCAGTTGAAATATTACAAAGCAGCCAACTGGATGCAGATGTAATGTTTAGAGACTGGGATTTAAAAACAACAACAAAAGGGGATAAGCAATTTTTTAGGGAAGGTATTAAGCTTGATGAAAAACGTAGAAAAGAATTGTTAGAAATTTTGAATACAAACAATCAATCAATTATTGACAACTATTCAATACAAATCTTTGAAAAATTTGCAGGAGCAAAAGGTTTTTTAGGAAGTGCAAGAGCAATCGCAGCTTACATAGTTTCACAATTTTTATCAACAGCCAAAGTAACGTTTGTTGATGAAAACGGTGGAGGACAGACAATTAATTATAGACTTGCTGATAAATATAAAGAAACGTTAGCAGGAACTAATATTTGGAGTGCTGCAACAGCGAAACCGCTTGAAGATTTAGAAAGATGGAAAGAAACGGTTGAAGAAGGTGGAGGAAACGTAGAAATAGCTTTAATGTCAAAAGCTACATATAATGCACTAAAAAAACACGATACTGTAAAAGCGTTATTCAAGAATACTATTGTTACGGTTACTCCAGCACTTATTAAATCTACTATTGAGGATGTAATCGGAATGACAATATTGATTTGGGACGAAAAAATAAAAGTTGGAAAAACAACTAAAAATGTATTTCCAGATAACATTGTAACATTAATTCCAAATGGACAATTAGGAGTTATGGAATATGGACCAACTCCAACAAAGACTGATGAGCTACTTGGGATTTTGGGAGATAGAGAAGTTGTAGACATAGCTGGTACATTTGCAACTGTGGAAGTTGTGCCTGAATCAAAATCAGCAGGGGTTGTAAATAATGTGAATGTTGTAATCGAAGATTTAGTTGCTCCAAATCCATCAATAATAAACAGTATGTTCATAGCGACAGTTGGGTAGGTGAATTAAATGGCAAAAGAAAACAAAAAGGAAGAGGCAAAAGCTATTGTTGAGGCAGTAGCTTTAACGCCTTTGAGATTTAATGATATTAGATACGAAATTGGCGATAAGCTGGAATTAACTGAAGCAGAATTTCAAGTTTTGTCAGAAAATAAACTTGTCGGCGAAAGAGTTGATGAGTAATGACGGACGAAATTTTGGAAGAACTGAAAAAATATATTCCTGAAACTTCAGATTTTGATGTAGGAGTTGTTGAGCAGTTTTATAAAGTTGCTGAAGAAAAACATAGCAGTGAAAAAGAAAAATTGCTCAAAATATATCTTTTTGGATATTTGCTGACTTCATTAGATGATTTTGATTTTACGAAAGTCCAGGTATCTAACATTGTAATTGAGGAAACAGGTGGAAACAATCAATATTTAATGATGTACAAACAGTTGTTGAAAATGCTTGGAATCGACGAAAACGAAACAACTGTATCAATAGTTTAAGGAGTGGATTATGTTTAATTTTAAAAACAAGGAAAAAGGAGAAATTCTGCTTGTCGAATTGAATCATATATTGCTTAAAGAAGGCGATAACGAACTTGATTTGACACCTCGCAGAATGAATATTGCGAAAGAGGAAATTGAAGAAAGAAAACTTAATATTGAGATTATAGAGTTGGGTGATAAAAATGCCGTGCAAACTGAAAATAAAGGAGAAACCAAAAAACAAGAATCTGGAAAAGTTGCTGGCAATGAACAGACAAAAAATTGAAGTTGGAACAGTAACCAATTATAGCGTTAAAGGTGGTTTTGACGCTTTTGGGTTGTCTAATGTTCTTAATACAGGATCTAGTCGTGGAGTTCCTGGATGGAATTATAACCAAAAGGCTTTTGAACAATTTAAGCCAATGGCGGCTAGATACTTTAAAGAAGGAGTTGCAAAGATTATAAACGGAAGTTTCGATGTTGCGGCGATGACTAATAAAATTGGAACAGAGGCAAGTACGAAGTATAAAGCAATGATTGAAAGAATTAAAAGTCCAGCAAACAGTCCTGCGACAATTATGAGAAAAGGATTTAACAATCCGATGATTGAAACAGGGCATTTTAAAAGTAATATCGCCGCAAAGATTAATGGCGGTAGAATTGTCGGGAGAGGTGGCGGATAGTGGACAGGAAAGTTAGGGCGGCTATTAGAAAAGTTTTAAAAGTTATAAGGAAGTTTTCCGATGATGTAACTGTGTATTTGGAAGATTCTGAGGTTGAATTTGATGATTTAGGAAATCCAATTCAAGATAAAATAGAAAAGACTGTAAAAATGGCTATATTAACACCAAAACATAATTCATCGTTTCCACAAAGTATGGACGGAAGTTTTTTATCAGATAAAAAAGAGGGGTACTACATTCTAAACAAGACAAACGACTTTAAAATTTCTGAAAATATGAAACTGAAACATAACGGTGTGATTTATAGAATAGTCAATATCGAAGAAAATTATGGAGAGTTTTTGAGAATGGAGCTGAATATAGATGACAAGCGAAATTAGAAAAGAAGTTGCGAATGATATTAAAGAGTTTTGTAAAAAGTTTGGCATAAATCAAGTTATCAATGAAGAAAAACGTGATGAAATTTCGGCTGAACAGTATGAAAAACTTAAATTCCCGCTTGTTTTCTATAATCTGTATATTGAAGATGCAGGAAGCCCTATTCCTTTTGGAAATGATAAATATTGTTACGATGAGGAAATACAGGCACTTTTGACTTTGGAATCACGAGAAAAACATAATGATTTTGATATGCTTTATATGTTTTTGGCTAATACAGACGCAACAAATGATTACTTTGATGATAGAAAACATCAAAGGAAGATACGGAAAGTATATAAGATACAGGAAACGCCTTTTAATTTTATGGGCAGAAAATACTATAAACAAGTTCTGCAATTTAGCTATTTTGCAGAGCATTATATAAACAAAGATTTTAGGGAGGAATAATGGCAATAGAAAGAAATGATTTGAATACATTGAATAATGTACAAATAAAATCAGAAAATAACAGAGCATTTTATGCTGATGTCAGAAGTTTAATGTTTTTTACAAAAGACTTCGCAATATCGCCAACTTATATTACAGAACCACAGGATTTATTGGAGCTGAATGTAAGTGGGCTAGATGAAAATCATATTTTTTATAAGTTAATCGCAAGTGCCTATTCACAATCATACACTCCATTAAACGTTGTAGTGTATGGAAATAACACGGCAACTACATTTACAGAACTTATGAAAACTTACGTGGATCATGAGGACGCTTTCGAGGTTACTAACTGGATTACTAATATGGATATAGTTGCGGAGAAAAATTATATAGACAGTATTATAGCTTATGCAAAAACTGATAAGGATAAACAGTTTTTTATAGCTGTAAATTATGAAAAATTAGGAAATTCAGCCAAAGCCGTAGCACTACAGACGGATAATAATATTGATAATGTAGCATTTGTTATTGAAGGCGCTAAGAACTTAACGAAAGGAAACTGGCTCACTGGAGCATTGGTTGGTGGAACAATAGGATATAAAGATTTGGGAAGTTATATTGTGCATTCTGCACAGATTAATGGATTTGTGCAAGAGAATTTCACAAAAACTGAACAAAAGGCATTTTGGGACGCTGGATTGAATTACCTATCTAAGCCAACACGAGGATATTTCCATGTCGTAAATGGGCTTAATTCAGATAATAAGACACTTATTGAATTGAAGTTGATTGAGATTTGGTTAAGGGATGGACTGAAAAAGGAATTGACAATCTTCCAAGTGAGAAAAGATAAAATACCTTTGAATGATACTGGAAGATTAATGATAGAAGCAATTATCAGAGAACGTTGCAGACAAGGGGCTAATGCTGGAATGTTTATGGTAGACAGTTCTGGAAGTTATTTTGGAATAATAACTCAAAAAGATAAGAATGGCAACGAGATAAACATTAAGCTGGGGCATTTAACAGTAGATGAAATAACGCAGGAGTCAATCAGGGAAGGGAAATTCAAATTTGATTTAAAAGTTACTTATCTGAACGGAGTTAGATATGTTTCACTTACTGGAGCAATTACAACAGACGGAGAAATTATTTTTAATAAATAAGGAGGTAAAGATATATGGCAACAAAACAATACAACGTGGATAATGTCAAAATTATACTTACTGCTGCAGGTATCCCTTACGCAATAACTTGCAGACACGAGGATGGTTTTGAAGACGATCCGAATACAGAAAGTTCAAGCTCTACGATTGCAAGCTGCGGACAGAAAGTAGTAAATGTATCGGTAGATGAAAGTGTATCTATTACGTTGAGCTTACTTTATGGAAGTGAAGAACACAGAACAATGGAAAGGTTGCACAAACTTTGGAAAGCGAATAAAGGACTGTTTCCAATGTTTATGGTAATTACTGATACAAATACAAATGAAACTTACATTTATAACGGTGTTTCATTTAAGAAAAAGGCTGGGTTAAAGTATGCAAATGAAAGTGGTACTGAAGCTAGGGCTTGGGAGTTTGAAGCAGAGAGTAGAGAACTTGTGATATAAGAGGATTGTTTAACCAAGGAAATATTTCTTTCGTTAAAGCTGAAAGGACAATGACAACTAAATACAATAACTGTGATAAAAAAATCGTTGACTTTATACGTATTTTGATGTATAATTTATTTGAGGTGGTTAGGATGCCAATGAATTCAAAAGAAATGATTAAATTTTTGAAGAGAAATGGTTTCACCGAAATAAAAGGTGGAAAAGGCTCTCATAAAAGATTTAAGAATTTCGATACCGGTAAGGTAACCGAAGTGCCTTGTCATAGTGGGGAACTTAATAAGAATCTCGAAAGAGCGATATTAAGACAAGCAGGATTGAAATAAATCCTGTTCCCCATTTCAAAAATAGGAGGATAATTATGTATGTAGTATACCCAAGTATTTTTTCTAAAGAAAAAGAAGGCTATAGCGTTCATTTTCCTGATTTAGGCGGTGCGACATGTGGCAGCGATTTAGAAGATGCCTACTATATGGCAACAGACTATATAGGTACGGTATTGATGGAAGATTTTTTAGAAAAAAAGGAACTTCCAAAAGCAACAGAAATTGAAAAAATAGATATAAGAGCCTATTTTGAAACATTATACGATAAAGATACAGAAAAGAAAGAAATAGAAGAAGCTGTAAAAAATTCATACACAACTTTAGTTGGATTAGATTTACTGAAATACGTTAAAGAAACACAAAAAACAACGGTTAGAAAAAATGTAACTATACCAAGCTGGCTTAATGAAACAGCAAAAAGATATAATATAAATTTTTCAAAAGTGTTGCAAGAAGCCTTGGAAAAAGAATTGGAAATAGAGTAGTTTAAAAAATAGGAATCACAGTTATTAATTTAGCTGTGATTTTTTTTGTTACAAAAAATAAAATTAAAATATATAAGGAGATAAGAATGGATTTAGAAAGAAAATATAATGAAGAAGAATTAAAAGCAATCAATATGTCAAGAGAAATGGGAGGATTACCGCCTATCACTCAAAACGATGAAAATGCAGCAGTTCAAAATAAAGAAGTCAAGAATGAAACAAAAGCGATTGAAGCTATTACAACAGAAGAAACGGCGGAAGAAATAAAAGAAAGAAGAAACGAGAACGAAAGAAATAGATTAAAACAACAAGGTGGATTGCGTCCAAACCAACTGTTCCATCACACTTTGATTAACTGGGATGGAAGACCTCAAGATGTAATTTGTAAATATCCAACAACAAGACAAGCGATCAAGTATTCTAAAATGGAAGTTGATCCTGCGACTGGTAAAGGTGTATTTTTGTTTGCTGACGTAGTAAATGATTTTCAAAATGATAAATTACTTCCAAAATTTGAAATCGAAGATTTTCCTTCGAGCGAAATTGCAGAATTAGCCACTTTCTTGTCAGAAGTGGTAAGAAATCCCTTCCTTAAATAGAAATCCTGCATTTTTCTATGAAGGGAAGATGTACATAAATAAAGATGAAATGCTAAAGGAAATAACGGAAGTTGAAAACTTGGCATTTCAGCTTGAATTAAATGATAACTTTAAAAGTTTTAATTCATTCGAATTTTTAGAAAGATATAACAAAAATGATATTCCTGAAAAGGAATTTGAAACATTTTTGAAAATGTGTTTCTACGATACGGAAATACAGAAGATAAAAGAGCGGGAACAAAAGAAAATTAAGAAAGGAAGATAATATGGCTAGCGGAGTAGGAGTTACTTATGAGTTGGAATTTGTAATAAAAGACAAGAATACAAAACAATGGATACAGTCTATGCAAAAGGAAGCCCAAAGGCTAGCCAAGGCATTAGATAAAGTTACTTTAAACAATTTCAACAAACAGATTCAGCATATGCAGAAACATTTACAGTCGCAGGGAAATCAATTAAAATCACAGCTTAAAATGGCACAAGAAATGATGAAGTCTCTTGGAACAGGTAAAAATGTAAAAAATGGGCTGGATAACGTCAAAAAAGATGCACAGGCGGCTAAAAAGAAAATGGATGAATTGAACAAGGCAAAGGAAGCGGTTGGGAAATCAGTCAAAGATCCTTTAAAAAATGTTGCAAAGGGTGCTGACAATGCAATGAAAAGAGTTAAGGGGCTTTTAAACAAAGTCCGTGACGGAGCGTTGTATAAGGCTGGAAGTTTTATTACACAGGCTGGAATGGAAGCGTTGCAGGAATACGGACAGACTGATTACGAGTTACGTGGGGCTTCTGCCAAAACTGGAGGATATGGTACTGACTTAAAAGAGTACAGGAAACTTACAAAACAAGTTGGTGGGGCGACTAAATTTAATAATCTGGACGTTGCACAAGCTATAAATGCAGGGGCAACTTTAGGGATAAAAAAAGACGAAATGAAAGAAATTATCCCTGCTGCTTCAAATTTAGCACAAGCATTTAATTCGGATATTACGCCGGCACTTGAAATGGTAAAAATGCACATGAACTCTTACCAGTTATCAGCAAAAGAAGCAAAGAAAGTAACCGATATGATAGCTGTTACATCTAAAAATACTGCGGCAGATTTGCCAAGACTTGCTGAAGGGTTTAAATATGTCGGAGCTTCTGGAAAAGCATTAGGAGTTCCGATGGAAACGGTTTATGCAATGCTTGGTAAAATGAATGATAATGGACTAATAGGTTCCACTGCGGGTACAGGATTAAATCAAATGTTTGAAAGTATGAAAGATTTTAAAAAACGAGATAAATTAGAAAAATTGATTGGTAAGGTTACAGATGAAAAAGGAAATTTACAGGATATGACTTCTATTTTGGAACGGTTAAAAGGTGTAACTGACAAAATGGGAAACGCTGATAAGGCTGGAGTTTTAAAAACTATATTTGGAGTGCAAGGTGGTAGAGCAGTAAATACTTTGTTAAACGGAAGCATAGAAGATTTGAAAAAACTTCAAAACGAAATAAAAAACAGTAGTGGAGCAGCTGAAAAACTAAGTAAATTCATGATGCAGGGAAGTGCTGGAGCAGTTGAAACTTTAATGGGAACTATGTCAAGTACATTTGCAGCTGTATTTGATTCGTTAGAGCCTTTATTAGTTCCAGTTGCAGGGCTATTTATGGAAATTGCCGAAGCAATAGGAATGGTTGCCGAAAAAGCCCCTTGGCTGTTACAGTTAGTTTCTGTTTTAGGAGCTTTGGTTGTTGGAGAACTAGTTTTTCAAAAATTAAAGGCAAGTATCGGACCGTTTATCACAGGAATAAAGGAAGCGATTGCGAAAGTAAGTCTATTTAAATTAGTTCTTTATGGATTGCTGGCAGTTGGATTAGTTGTAATATTTAATCTGTTTAAGCAATGGCAGGATTATTTGCAGGAAAATGCTGATGTAAGCAAAGTCTGGGAATCGGCATTGCAAAGTCTAGGTGCTGCATTAGGAGCAATCGGCGATTTAATAATGTCTGTTATTGGAGCGATATTTGGTTTCAGTACAAAATCAAGCGATGCAAAAGACAAGACTAAAATATGGGGAATGACTGCTGATGAAGTGAAACAGAAATTGGAATCGTTTAAGGAAAAAGTGGACGCATTTGCTCAAAAAGTACAAGAAATGTCCAAATGGGTTGAAAAAAACAAAGAAACAGTAAGGCTTTGGGGTACTGTATTTCTGGGATTAGCTGTAGGAGTTGGTATATTGTGGGCTTTAGTTGCAGCACAGACTGCGTTTAATGCAGTGGCAGCGTTGAATCCGTATGTTTTAATTGCGGCAGCTATAATTGCAGCGATAATAGCAGTAGTGGCAGTTGTTAAATATTTTTGGGATACAAATGAAGGTTTTAGAAACGCGATGATGTCTATTTGGAATACTATTAGTCAATGTTGGGCTATAGTAGGTTTTATATTCGGAGGACTTGTTGGAGCAATAATTGGAGGTTTGTTGCAATTGTGGACACAAAATGAGACGTTCAGAGAGTTTGTAACAGCTGTTTGGAACTATATTTGTGCGACGTTTCAGTTGGCAGGAGCAATAATTGGCGGAATTGTTATGGCAATTGTTAATGTTGTTTCAATATTGGTTAACGCAATAGTAAATCTTTATAATACAAACTCAACTTTCCATGCTATTGTATCAGCTGCTTGGAGTGCAATAGGTGCATTGATTCCTGCTGTAATTGGAATGATAGTTGGAGGTCCTGTTGGAATGTTTATAGGTGCCTTAGTAAGTTTGTATACCCATAATCAAACTGCAAGAAATTTAATAAATACCGCTTGGAATGCAATCAAATCAGCTGTATCATTTGCTATATCTGCAATAATAAGTAGGATTCAAGCAGCAATTTCTGCGGTACACGGATTAATAAATGCTTTCCAATCAGCAGGAAGATTAGATTGGGGTGGAATCAAAGCTGGTGGAGCGCAATTCATTGGTGGAATTAAAGGTGTTGCGACCGGACAACATAAAGCGGTTGGAACTAACAACTTCCAAGCTCAAGGCGGTGGTGGAATGACTACCATAGACGAACACGGAGATGAAGCTATTTGGTTACCTAATGGCTCTATGGTCGCAAGAAACACAACAACTCTTGATATGTTGAATAATTTAAAATCAATCAAGAAAAATACACGTGGAGGTGCAAAAGAAACAGAAGCAGTTGTTACAAATAATAATCATTTTGTATTCAATGTTAATGGAACTGATGAAACATTGCAGGAATTGAAACGTGAACTTGAAAAATTAGGGATAGTGTAAAAGGGGGATAGAATGCAAGTATTAGATTTTTTAAAGACAAAGTTTGCTGAATTTGAAGTTCAGAAAGATAAACTTGAAAAACTGTATTTAAAGTATTTTGGTATTAAGCCTAATGGATTTTTAGGCACTATACCCTTTTTAGTATTGTCAACTGATTACAGCCAAGATAATGAGATAACAGGGTATAAATCTTATTTGAAAGATAATTTCAATGAAAATATGTTTGTAAATCCGTACACTTTGAAAATTGAAGTTATTTTACATGGTAAAGAATGGAAAGATGAACTTGAAAAATTAGTCAAGGAATCAAGGAAAAGAAATTACACAATGTTTATGTACACTAAATTAAATAAAGTTTACGCTCCTCTTGCAATTACAAATGTCAGCTATGCCGAAAATTACGAAAGCTACACAAGCATTAAGGTTTCAATAAATCTGAAAGAAATAAATTTGCTTAAATTTACTACAGCTAACGGAAAAACAACAACAGAAGCATACGTTCCTGAAGCAAGTACACAGAACAGGGAAGTTACAGAAGTTACTTTGAACGAATCAATGCAAAATGAATTTGAAATTGATCCTAGAGCGGGAGATGTTATAGAATGAAAAAATTATACAGTTTTGACATTGCGTATAAAGAAAACGCCAAGAGCAGTTATAAAATATTGCTTGATGATGGAGAAAAGACGCTTGTAGCAACGTTGGATATTTATAACATCAGGGGGCTTTGGTATTTGGATATAAAGAGCGATAACGAGGATTTGCATATTGGACAGAGAATTAATACTTATGAAGATTTGTTTCTGATATGCAGGAGAAGATATAAGGAATTTCCAAATGTTAAGATGTTAGCCTTGCCGATTAATTTAAATGGCTTTGATGTTGAGTTTACAACGGAAACGGCTGGAGTATTGCAAGATATTATGGTGGTGGTTTAATGGCTGAAAATACACAAAATAGCAATAATTATTATATTCTGTGGGACAGATATGCAAAAGTAACGTTTAAAGTAAAAAACGGAAGTGAAACAGAAGAAATTGAGTTTGAAAGGTTTCAAGTTGAAAATGGCGTTGATTCATCGCCTGACTTCGAGATAGAAACAGAGTTTGATATTACCGAGAGTACGAATATTGCCAAAATAGTTATCTACAACCTAACAGATGAAATGATTAAGAAACTGAAAAAAGGCGTGGAAGTAGTTATTGAAGCAGGATACTGGAATGATGGAAAAAACAAGGATATTGGAGTTATCTATAAAGGGATTATCGAAAGTTTGAAAGGGAGCTGGAACAATGCTGACAAGAAATTTGAGATAACTTGCAATACTTATAACGATGAATACAAGGACACAAAAATTAATTTGAAAGCTGGTAAGGGGACTAAAGCAAGCACAATTATAAAACTTATTTTATCAAAGCTGGATAAATTAAAGGCTGGGACAATAGAGCTTGGGAAAGATATTGATTATAAGGACGGCAAAACTCTACATAACAATGTCAAGCATATTTTCAAAGAACTGGCAAAAGATACAAAAAGCGTTTTCTTTATAACGAACGGAGTTGTGACATTTCAGCCAAGAGACAAGATAAACAGAGGCGTTTTAGAGTTCGACCCAAACAGGTTTCAAGATGTCAAGGAAAATGACGGAACTTATACTTTGAAAGCAATATTTGACCATAGATTCCAGGAAGGATTTAAAATTAACCTTGATTTGAAAAAGGCTTTTGAACAACTTGAAATTAAAGGGGAGTATCTTATTACAAAAGGCAAGCATGTAATGAACTTTAAAACAGATGCCTATACAGAATTGGAAATAAGAACTAAATTTGATGATGAGGAAACTAAAAAGGCTAATGAAATTGAGATTGTTACAGGCAAAAAAGGTAAAAACGAAAAATCATCTAAGAAAAAAGATAAGAAAGATAAAGATGATAAAAATAAAAAAGAAAAAGGAAAAAACTCTAAAGATTCTAAAAAGAATAATAAGAAAACTAGCACAAAAAGTAGTGGGAAGAAAAAAGAAAAAGACTGGGATAGAATTGTAAGAACTTACGGAGTAGGAGGTAAGAAGTGAGAAAAAAGACAGTGGGAGACCATATTGAAAGTATGATAAATGGAAGTTTTGATAATTTGAATACTTTTGCAATAGCCAAAATTGTAGAAGTGGACAACTCAAATATGACTTGCAGTATACAAATGCTTGATATTCCTGAACTTTTTGGAACTCGTGATGAAGTTGAAGTGATTGAGAATGTGCCGATTGCTCCGATATTTTGGAGCAACAAATGCAAAATAAATGCTCCGTTATTTGTAAATGACAAGGTTTTGGTAGCGTTTTGTCAGCACGATACATTCAATGCACGAAATGCTTCTGAACCTTGCGAGCCAAACTCCAGTGCTAAATTTGACATAAATAACGCTATTGTAGTTGGGCAGATAACAAGCGATGCAGAAAAGAATATATCAAATGACTTCTACATTGCTTATGGTGGAACGCTTGTAACGATAAATGATGGTGGAGTTAATATAAAAGGCAGTTCCATAAATATAAGTGGAGCGGTAAGCATTGAAGGGGATTTGAAAGTGAGCGGAGACGCTACAATTGGCGGCAAGTCATTCTTAACTCATACTAACGGTGGTATGCCGTTGGATTAGGAGGTAAAAATGAAAAGTGTTGAAAGTTGGCAAACTGAAAAAGACGACAACAAAGAAATTGATGTTGTAATGGCTAAAAATATAATATTGAGTTCTGAAATAGAAAAAATAAGGCTAAGGCTTGAGAATAAGTTGAGATTGTTCTTTAATGAGTGGTTTTTGCACAAAAATGAAGGTATTTACTGGATCAAAAGAAACGAAAACAATGGACAGATAGGAAACTTGCTGGAAAAGTTTAATATTGAAACTCAAGTGAAGGAAACTATCTTGGCAGATGAAGATGTGGCAGAAATAATAAAATTTGAAAGTGATTTTAAAAATGGAACTGGAAATTATAATTTTGATGTAGAAATATTGTTGAAAAATGGAAAAATTTTGACAATTTAGGAAAGGGGGAACAATGGATTTTGGAGTAACGGATACAGGATTTGTATTAAAAAGTTTTTCAGATATTATGAAAGATATAGAAAAACGGTATAAAGCAAGGCTGCAGGACAATGAATATACTTTGGATTTTAACACTCCTGAGGGGATTCATTCAGAGGCGATAGGGTTCGAGTTATCAAAATTATGGGAAGAACTTTTGGAACTCAATAATCAAACGAATTTAAATACGGCAACAGGTGTATATTTGGATTACTTTGGAACTTTATTAAGAACTCCACGAAATCCAGGGGCGTACGCAACTGGACAGGTAAAAATAACAGGAGAAAAGAATAGAGTTATACCAGCACAAACTATTATAAAATATGCTGAAAAAGAATACAGATTATTATCCAATGTTACATTGGATAAATTGGATAATAACGAATATTACGGAGTAGGATTTATTCAGGCGGTTGAAATTGGAGACAAGAGCAATATCACAAGTGATGTTTCGTTTACGACTGAATATGGCGGAGTTGCCAAGATTACAAACGATGTCGATATAACTGGTGGAGCAGATGATGAAAACGACAGTCTTTACAGAGCAAGGTTAAAAAGAAAGCAGGCTATTGAACAGACTGCGACACATTCGGCGTTGTATAACGGACTTATGGCACTGGAAAATGTAAAGAATGTATTGATATTGGATCCCGAAACAGAGCCAGTGACAGAAGCTGGAACTATCAAAATATTTCTTGAAGGAACTCCTGATGACAAGATTTTTGAAACTATATTGGATTTGAAAGCTGATGGGATATTGACGCTTGCAGATTCTAATGCACAGACTTTTGAGAAGAAACTGAAAAGAGATGTATTTGAGAGAAAAATAATTTACAACATCATTAAATACAGCACATTATTAATTAAAGTGGAAGTTCTGGAAGTGAAAAACTCTGATGAAAAAGATAACCGTTGGACACAACAAATAAAGCAAGAGATTTTGAACTATATAAATAATCTTAAAACAGGGGAATCTATCAGCTATTTAAAAACGTATTCAGAAATTTTAGGAATTGACGATATAAGAAAAATTAATCTAAAAATGGGATTAACAGAATCCAGTGTAGCAATTCAAAATTTTGATAAAGTTTTTGATGTTCCTGTGGGTCAAAAATTCCAGATAAATGAAAATAATATTGAGGTGCTTTATGTATAAAAATAGCAAAGAATATACAGATGAAATAATCAATAAATTTCCACATATGTATAAAAGAGATAGAGAAAGCAATAATTATTTTTTGCTGGAGCTTTATTTAGAAGAAATAAGGCAAGTGAGCAAAGGAATATATAAGTTGCTAAAGTCTCTGGATATTATGAAGGCAACTGGATATGTTTTGGATAAGTTTGGAATATCGTTTAATTTGAAAAGAAATACAAGAGAAGATGATGAGGAATACAGGAAAAGAATACTTGCTGAAATTTCAAGAAAAAGCCGAAACGCTACTTTTGAAACAATAATAAATGTATTAAAAATTATAATTGAAAATTATGAG